TAAGCCCAATCACCACTAGCTAAAGTGCTGTACAAAGTAAGGCTTGTTCCTGTAAATGCACCTAAACCATTTGCAGTTGAAGGTTGAGCATCTGTATCTAAGAAGAAATAGTAGTCATTGCTGCCAAAGGTTAAAGGATTGCCCGAAACATTATAAATAACGTACCAATTAGATCCCGAGAACTTTCTAAACATCATCAACCTTGGAGTAAAACCTAAATCAATAGTGGGACTACTTGAGGTATATGATCCTATTTTTTGATAACCAGGGACATCGCTCCATGCTAAACACATGTAATGGTAGTTGTTTTGGTTCACATACTTTTGGTTATTACTTGCATCTCCACCACCAACAGAAATATGTGTATTACCAGTTCCCATAATGTAACCGTTTTGCCATTGCGAGCCTTCAGCATTAGTGCTATTAATTTCAAATCGTCCATGACTGTATCCAGTACCCGATGTTGGCTTTATATATACTTGCCAATTACCATCTCTATCTAAACTTTTAACCCAAATCATTCTTGCCTCACTATTCAACATGTGATAAATGTCATTTCCCGCAGATTGACCATCCCCACGGTAGACCTCGCAATCAAAGCCCCGCCACTCTCCCCACATCCAAGAATTAGTTTGTGTAGCAATAGAATTACCAGCCCAACCTGTACTTTGATGAGAATCAAAGACAATTGTCTCTTGCTCAGTTGAACCACTTGAACCACTTGAAGGATCAAACTCTTTCCCTGAATAAAGTCTTATGCCAAAATGTGCATCATCGTTACTATTTTTAGCTTTATAAAATCCCATTGTTACAGGGAAATCAGAGTAAAAATTAGGTGACGTTGTATTGTTATTAGAACTATTTCTAAAGTTAAAGTAGTTGTAATTCCATACCGCTTCATTTCTATCTACTTGTCCTGCTAGTTTCCCTACATATCCATCAGGTTTCCTAACTGCAATATATATCCATTTACCCGCATTAATCCCTGAACCCCCAGAGTAGAAACCCATTTGGTCATTACTAATATTTGGCCCCCAATATTTAAAACGAGCCAAAGATTGTTCAGCGTTATCAGTATTCATTAATTGATATCTTGTATGACTACTATCAGCAGCAAATCTAGTGGCTGATGTATAAACTTCTGCGTCAGCAGGATCAGCATCTATACATTTCAGCATTACCCATTGAGGAACAAAACCTAGATCTACCCAAGCTTCATTTGTAAACGTGCCACATTTTATGACATCACCGTAATTATCTGTATATCCTCCAAAATTACCGCGATTACTACTACTATGATCCGCAAATAAATAGCAGATATACGCTCCACCTGCAGTATTTGTTACTCCATAATTGCTATTTACATAAAAATTATTAGCGTCAGGAAGCGTGGTAAAACAATTTGCATCAGTACTATCATTATTGTTGCTTGTTAAAGTCGTAAATCCACTTGCATCATTAGGCATATCTTTATGCCACCAAATCCACTCACTGTTAACATCAGTTCTTTTTATCCACATGCTCGCAGGGGCCACACCTAGCGAATGGGCCACAGACTTATTTGTACTTGAGTCGCCTGAATATTCAACAATATCAAAGAAATTTTCACACTTAGCAAAAACGGTACCTACATATTTTTCACCTGTTTTTGCAACTTTTCTCCAGTCATAACTATTACTACTTGTGAGATCAGCAGTAACAGTAAACCTTCCTGGCCCTACATCCGTATTATTAGCATCAACTCCACTGATATACCCTTCATTATTGGTAGAAGAAGCATTGGTTCCATTTGTATCGGAAGCTGACGAATTAAAAGCAGATCTATTGCTACTGCCAAAACCTCTTACTGAATCTTGAACAACCCAACCTGTAGAATTTGATGTCCTGTTTTTTACAAATATTGCTCCACCATCAGAACCACTCGACGTAATATTAACCCCTGTATTTACGACAGTTGATGAATTAGCTCCATGCCAAGTAATACTTTTAAAGTAGTCATCAATGTATTTTTCTTTTTTCTTTGCCCCAGCTCCAAGGAGCATTTGTTGAATAGGCATTAGCTTAATCCTGCACCTGTAATAGAAGCACCACCACCACTTAGGAAGTAGATTGTACAGACTCCTCTAGTAGCAAGAGTACGGTCTGTGTTTGATGCGTCATTAGCAAAATACATATTTAAGCCAGATTCTTTTGTAATTGTTAAATCTCCACTGCTAACATTGATAAGGGTAACGGCATCACCCGCAGACATTACATTATTCGGGATTGTCCATCCTCCTGAATTACTTGAAATAGCTTTCCCAGCATCAGCAGCAACTAAGGTATAAGAGGAGGTTTTAGCAACATAAGGTATAGAACGAAGGTCTCCTTTATCATCTGTTACTGATCCACTTACCGTAACGCCAGCCGCCGTGGTTTCTAATTTTTTTGAATTATCATGGTATAAATCCACTGAGCCATTCTCAGTAGCAACAAACATTGTTTCTGCTTTAGCAGCATCCCATATAGCAACTTGACTAGCAGCTAATATTAACGCACCTGTTCCTGAATCTTCTAAATAACTATTATTGGTATCGTGATAAATAGATAGATCTGAATTTCCAAAGGTAGCCTTAGCATTATCCGCAAATTCAAGAGCATTATTAGAAGCATTAAATACCACGTTATAACTAGCACCCGTCAAAGTGACATCTCCCGTAAAACTTGGGGATGCAACATTAGCTTTTGCGTTTAGGTCAGCAGGAGTAGCTAACGTTCCAACATCTAAATCTGTTGGAGTCCCTGCGTTATCCCATCGGAGGGTATCAACAGCAATTTTTCCGTAGCCCATTTAAAGCACCACCCATACTTGATTTGCACCTATTGTAATCGTAACTCCGTTATTTATCGTCAAGTTACCAACTGACATTGCATTTGTATTTGTAGATAAAGCGTAACTGGTAGTTACTGTGTTTTCATTTTCTTGGAAAACTTTATCTGAGCCTCCACCAGTTGCACCTCCCGATGCTCCACCGATCTCTCCCCAAGTTGTTGTATAACCTTCAAACTGTCCAAGAGTTGAGTTGTACCTAAACATCCCTGCACTTGGAGATCCAGGTCTTTGTCCTGTCGTACCAGAAGCAATTCCAAGTGCGCCTGTTCCTGTCATTGAAATATCGCCACTTGTTGTCAAAGAAGAAAGAGTTCCTAGAGAACTAAGACTTGACCCTGTTATTCCACTTGCAAGTGTTGAACCTGTAAGTGTTCCAGCCGCAGCCGTTACTGTTATATCTGCAGAGCCATCAAAGCTTGTTCCATTTATATTTCTGCCAGTAGCCAAAGCTGAGGCTGTCGCAGCGTTCCCAGTGGTGTCTTGATTACCTCCTGCATTAACACCAGGAAGATTTATATCTGCTGATCCATCAAAGCTAACTCCTCCAATATTCCTAGCTGTTGCTAATGCAGAAGCTGTTGCAGCATTTCCAGTTGTATCTGCACCATCAACATAAGTTTTAGTTGCTGCATCTTGGGCGGCTGTTGGATCACCCATTCCAGTAATCTTATTAGTTCCCATTGCAATGGCTCCTGCCATTGTTCCTCCATTAAGTGGGAGTTTTGTTGGATCAGTTGAATTATCAGTGCCCCAGCTTAAGTTTCCTGATCCATCTGTTTGTAGTCTTTGCCCATTTGTTCCATCTCCATCTGGAAGAATGAAAGTTACATCAGCAGTTACTGAGGCTGGAGCTTTAAAACCTAAATAATGAGAGCCATTAGAATCTGATTCACTAAATCTAATTTCACTTTGATTATCTAAATTCAAAGCCCCACTCATATCTCCACCAGCTTTTGGCAAGGCTGCATCAGCGGTTGAAGTAGTCGTTGTTAGTGAATCATTTACAGTTTTAATTGCGCTTGCAGTAGCAGCTAATGAAGTTGAGGCAGAAGAAACACTAGAAGATAATTGAAGAACACCAGCAACAGTAGTTGATCCAGATTCAATTTTTGATCCACTTATAGCGGCTGAACCACTAACCATTGAATCAACAATTTTTCCAGCTCCGATTGCGGTTAAACCAGCATTAGTAATGGAAATATCACCCGTCATATTGACAGCCGTAATAGTTCCAGTTGATGCAGCTCCTACTAATATCTGTCCAGCAGATACTGTTTGAAGCTTGTCAAGCTGTATCCCTGCCGAGGCGTTTATATCTGTATTCAGAATTGTCCCATCCAATATCATCTGACTGGTCACAGTTCCAGTATCAGCGTCAGTAATTAAGGTTCCCGTAATATCTGGCAGCGTTAAAGTTTTATCTGAAAGAGTCGGATTTGCACATGCAAGAGTGAGTTCAAAATTATCTACACTCGACCCCTCAAAAACAAGAGATCCAGTTGAGCCTATTTCTAAAACACCAGTAATAGTTGATCCTGCTTTTGCTACTTTGTCTGTCTCTAATTCATCAATAGCTGATTGAACATTAGTGGCAACTAATTGACCAAATGGAGTATAAGAAATTGCTGAAGCTTGCTGAGAAGCAACAGTGTCTGACAACTCGATTCTCACCCAGTTACTAGAGCTGCTCGAAGTCACCCCTAAGAGGTAGTCGGGGGGCTTTAATTCAACGGTTATTCCTGATATTCCGCTAGGGGTTCCAATATTATTTATTACGACATATCCTCCGTCCACAGATTCTGAAGCTGTTGGTAAATTTTGACCTACTGTTAGACCAGCGGCAGAACCTGCGCTAGTTACAAACGTAACTTGGCTGGCATTTGGATCATAGGTTCCAAATCGCTGCAAGGCTCCCTTAGTTAAGGTCGTAATCGGATTCCAAGCGTTACCATCGTGCAGCCACGCTGATTCATCAATTGGATCAAAAAGCAATTGGCCAGTGAACTGTGCAGTTGGGAAACCTAATTGGGCTACTGATTGTATAATCGCAGTTGATGAATTACTTAGTTTTGTACCATCAATACTATCTGCCTGAATCCTTGCAGCATCTAAGCTTCCACTTGTTATTTGACTAGCCGAAAGGTCAGGAATTTGACTTGCAACTAAGCTAGACCCTGCTGTTACTGCACCCTTATTATTTACGGTTACTGATTGATAAGTACCAGCACTGATTCCGCTTGTTGATGTACTTAAATTACCTGAGCTATCAATCTCTAATCCACCACCAGTTTGAATAATTACAGCTCCTTTATTACTATTATCAGCAGTCGGCAAGTCAGATCCAACTAATGCTGTAGAACCAGTAATCTGTCCAAATGAGTTATAAGTAAGACCTGATATTGTGGTTCCTGTTGTTGTTGCACTAATGCTTAATTCACCTGTTCCACTAACACTTAAGCCTCCAGATGATGGAACAGAAACAGCACCAATTGCAGAACTTGTTGCTTTTACTGCACTTAAATCTGAGGCAGTTAACGCACTAGATCCAGTTATCAATCCTTGGGCATTGTAGTTAACTTTTAATGCACCATTTACAGCACTTACAACATTATTAATTCCAAGATTTCCCCCAGAAATATTTAAACTTCTGTCGATGTTTGAAGTTGAAAGCTTGACCGCTGTTATTGATCCATCTCTTAACTTAGTACTTGCATCAATTCCTGTTGTAGAAGAGCTAGAAGTTTGAATCTTATCATTAGTAATATTTCCATCAATTATGTTTGAAGTTCCAACACTATTTGCACCTAAAACTGAACTTGAATCAACACTAAGAACGCCTCCAGTAGTAACTGATAATCCGCTGCCTACTTGAACAACACCTAAAGCAGATGTTGTTGCTTTGGCATTGCTTAAATCAGAATTGCTTAAATCAGCTACTGAAGTTATAAGGCCTTCACTATTAAATGAGATTCCATTTTTTGTAGATGCTCCACCGACAACAGCGTTATTAATTCCAAGATTTCCAGAACTTACATTGATACTTCTATCTAAATTACTTGGATTTATTGCCGCTGGTAAAAGAGATCCAGTTGCAACTTTTGTTCCACTAACTCCTGAAATCTTATCGTCATTAACAGCAGAATTTAAAATGCGATCAGTCGTAATAGCATTGTTTCCAATTCGATCTGCTGGTATTTCTCCACTCGTTAAAAGAGCTGCACTATGGTTAGGAATATCTGATCCAGAAAGATTTGAAGCTGCACTAATAATTCCTTTTGTAGAAACTGTTACTTTTGTGTAATCACCAGCAGTCAATCCAGACTGAGTTTCAATAGATATATTTCCACTACCATCAACATCAATCCCAGAATTACTTGGGACAATCACCCCTCCTTTTGAACTGGTGGTTGCTGTAGGAATATTGCTTGCAGTATTACTTGTACTTCCAGCCGTTACTTGACCCTTTGCATTAACAGTTACAGATGCATATGTACCAGGAGTTAAACCAGATACGTCAGCAATTGATATTGCACTATTACTATCAATCGCCAACGCTCCAGCAGTAGGAACAGAAACAGCTCCTAAAGCAGAAGTAGTTGCACCAGCTCCACTTAAATCAGAAGCTGCTAAATCTCCAACAGATGTTATTAATCCTTCTGCTGAATATGTAATTCCATTTTTTGTTCCAGCTCCACCAGTTACAACATTTGTAATTCCAAGCTTTGAACTAACAACGCTTAAACCTCTATCAAATTTTGAACTATCAAGCTTATCTACAGTAACCGTTCCATCTCTGAGCTTGGTACCCCCATCAATTCCCGTAGTCGCTGAACTAGAAGTTTCTATCTTGTCATTAGTAACAGCCAGATTTTGAATAGCTATGCTTGGGACTTGATTAGTTGTTAATGTCCCAACCTTTACCGCTGGAATATCACCATCATCAATAACAGCTACACCACCAGCAATTAATGCTTTTACTGTTAGCTGCTTAGTCTCATTTGCACTAAGATCAGCGACTACAGCAGCATCAGTTGCTGCTACAGAACTTTCTTGTAATACGGGCAAGCCTGTTATTTCTAAATCTGGCATAACCTCAAACTAAAAACCTTAGACCTATATTATCCCTCAGTAACCAGAATTGCTTAATACGTTTTATTGTTGTTCTAATAAAATTGGACTTCCATCTTCTTGGAGAATCTTATAAGTATCCTCTTGTAATAGATAGCTTGGAGTTGCTCCAGTATTTAACTTGATTTCTCCATTGGTCACAAATTCAATTCTTGATGTAACTTGCTCTGTTGCTGGAACACTTATTACAACATTAGTTACAACACAATTTGCCTGATACCAAACACTATTAGAAGTATTGGAATTATCTTTGTAAATATAAAATCTAGATTTAAAATCAGCACCCTGAGTAAGCCTTACGACTAGCTGAGCAAGATAAAAAGGAAATTCTCCATCATCTCCACATTCTTGATTTACTTTTGCTTGATTATGCTCCCATAAACATTCAACAGTTCCTTGACCACTAATCAGCCCAGCTTCATATTGCCTTTTAAATTGATCTCCTAAAGAAGTTAAATCAACTGAATCTCTCATAGTGGTTATTTCAAAGCTCGTAATATTTGCAAGATGCCTAAACCTTGTATTTCTTGTTTTAATCGTTATATCTTTTTTAGTGCTTGGAGTTGATAAAGCAACAGCCCCTGCAACCCCACCAGAAATAGAAGCTTCAAATGTCGTATATAATCTCAAACCCCCTAAGGCATCAACATGAACAAACCAAGACCCATCTGGATAGTTATGGCCTGTTACTAATTCAAGATTAGATTTATCTACAGTTTCAATATCTATATAATCTCCTGTAATCAATGCCCCAGATGCACCCTTAACAGAGAATCTTTTTAGTGTTGTATTTACGTCACTAGGATCTAATTGAGTTCCTAAAAAAGAATTTAAGGAATCTCTTTGCAGCTCAATATCACCATATTGTCCAAGATATATTCCTTTCACAATTAATTAATTAAAGTTGTATTTGTGTAAGGTGCCCCATTTGCTTCCCATGTAAATTCAACATTGGTTATTTCACCAACAGAGACTCCCATTGAAACACCAGTTATATAAACTTCAAATTGAATATCTCTAGCGTTTGAATCTCCTGTGCCTTCAGATAATCGCAATTTTAAAACTACCTTGTCAGAAGAAGAATTAGTTCCATCACCAGCAGAAGAGCCAGTTTTCATTGCAGCATCTAATAATGCTTTTACATTAGAAGTTCCACCAGCTTGAGCTGTGTAATAAGACGCTGTGGCACTGCCTGAATAAGATCTAAGACCATCTGTAATCAATCGGTCAGTATCTCCAAGACTTGTGGTTTCAAGTACAGCCATAGACATGGAATAATTCCAGCTCTTTATTTGGCCTACAGCAGATGAAGAGGTTCCTATGAACAACT